TGTCTGATATTGTCTTGGATGAAAAGATAATTTCAGCATTAAGGAAGATCTAATGTCGTCTAGAATTATCGATAACCTAATCGCTTACCGCATTCTTTATATGCTGGTCACTCCATTCAAGGACACCAAGGCATATAAGCTAGGTATCATCGACGATAAAGGAACTAACCTACGCAAAACGAGCACTCTTAAGACTTCTGAAGAGCGTGACTCGTATACATACCTACACCGTCTGGTCTTCAACATGAAGAAGATTATCTCTAAACTTCCAGGTGGTGACTCAAAGCTGACTAACCTAGTGGCTGCACTATTTCTAGTCAAAGAATACTACATCTCTAAAGACCGCACTACTTCTCTAATGGAACAGCGTCTTGCTCGTGTCCTAGAAGAAGTCAACAAAGGTGTTGTGTTGGTTGAAGAAGAGATCGAACTGAGCAAATTCCTAGCACTTCAAGAAGAAGGCGAAGGTGGCGCACCAACAAACAATACTTCTGGTGCTGCAGTTGATCAACCAAAGATCGACAAAAAGAATATCAAGAAGTACCAACAAATGAATCGTCGCAAGGTGGTAGCATAATGTGGATACTTGAGTGGCTTCCTTTCTGGATCTTCCATCTGATTACACTTGCTGGTGTAGTTGGATTGCTTGCTGCGCAGTTCTTTAGTTTCATTCCATTCATCTCTCAATACAAACTGCCGCTACAGGTAGTATCAATTGTTGTATTGGTATTTGGTGTATACATGGAAGGTGGAGTTTCCAACCAAGAGCGTTGGGAAGCTAAGGTTAAAGAACTACAAGTGAAGATGGCTCAAGCTGAAGTTCAGAGCCAAAAAGAAAACGTAAAGATTGTAGAAAAGATCGTCACTAAGACTGAATACTATCGTATCAAAGGCGACGATGTTATTAAATACATTGATCGCGAGATCGTTCAATATGATGAACAGTGTAAGATTCCAACTGAATTCGTTCAAGCACTAAACAAGGCAGCGAGTAAAGAATGAAGTACGCACTAATCATCTCCACAATATTGCTTACAGGGTGCTCAACAGTTGTACCTGTTGCTCCAAAGTTTCCTGATGTCCCAGAAGCATTGCGTAAGCCATGCCCAGAACTAAAGACTCTTCCAGAAAAAACTGTATTGAGTGAAGTTGCGAAAACAGTTACTGCCAACTATACTTCATACCATGAGTGCTCAGTAAAGAATGATGCTTGGAATGAGTGGTACCAAAAACAAAAGTCAATCTTTGAGAGTGTAAAGTAAAATGGCACTAGAAGTCGAAGTCGAAGTATTGAAGACGGTCGTTAGTAAATTAGACCACTCAATCGAAAAAATTAGCCAAGTTTCCAACGACATTGGTCGTCTTCTTGCAGTTCATGATGAACGCATCGACCAACTAGAACGAGTTAGCGTAGCCAGAATGGAAGATATTAAAGAATTGCATTCCCGTATCACTACGGGCAACCGTGAGATCTCAGAGAAGATCGACAACCTTGATCGTTGTATGGAAGAGCGTATGCGTAAAGCAGCTGTAGCTTCTAAAGAGCAGCACGAAGAAATCCAAAAAGAAATCCAGAAAGACGTTAAAGAGATCTCACAACGTGTAGATACTCTAGAGAAGTGGCGTTGGATGATTGTTGGTGGTGCTGTTGCAGTTGGTTACATTGTAGGTAACTTAGGGTTCTTTAGTAAGTTCTTTAGTTAATCTCATCATCAACCCTAACACCGTTATTATGCCTTCTCGTCAAATTTCAATCAACTAATACTTGCAAATTACAAAATAGACTTGTCTTTTATCTCCACTTAGGGTAAAATAATGGTTCTGAGTGGAGATTTATTATGCTTTACATTGACGCAAAGTATGCCCAATTTCTTGGCGGTCGCCTAAGAAACTTCAAAAAAGTAAACGACTACGTCTGGAACTACTCGTGTCCAGTTTGCGGGGATAGTGCAACTAACAAGCTAAAGGCTCGTGGTTATATCTACCGCAAGAAGTCTGACTTATTTGTAAAGTGCCACAACTGTGGCTATGGTTCAAACATTGGTAATCTTATCAAGCGTGTTGACCCAACCCTCTACGATGAATATGTATTGGAGCGTTACAAAGCTGGCGCTACTCGATACAATGACCACAAAGAAGTGGCACCTATCATCGAAACTCCCAAAGAAGAACTGATTGTCGATGGCATCCTCGATTCACTCAAACGTATCGACTTGCTAGACGTAACACACCCTGCAGTCAAGTACGTTATCGAACGTAAGATCCCACGAGACAAGTGGAACCTACTCTACTTTGCTCCACGGTTCAAGAAGTTCGTGAATAGTGTCACACCCAAGTTCGAAGAACCAATCAAAGGTGAACACCCACGTATGATCATTCCATACTTTACCACGCACGGTAAATGTTTTGCGTTTGGTGGTCGTGCATACGGTGACGAAGAACCTAAGTATTACACTATCAAAGTAGACGAGACTCAGGAGAAGATCTTTGGACTTGAACGTGTCAACTACAGCAAACGCATTTATGTGGTGGAGGGACCAATTGATTCTCTCTTCCTACCAAATTCCATTGCTGTGTCTGGCGCTAGTTTCGACACACCCACTATCCGTCAGTTACTTACTAATGCAACGATCGTGATGGACAATGAGCCTCGCAATAAGGACATCGTCAAACAACTTGCTAAGTATATTGATCTGGGGTATAATGTAGTGATGTATCCTGACAGCGTGCAGGAAAAAGACATCAACGATATGGTCAAGGCAGGTAGGTCGCCAGCCGAGATTCTTGACCTAATAAATACCAATACCTTCTCAGGTATGGAAGCAAAATTGAAATTCGCAGATTGGAGAAAGATTTGAAAGTTAAGCTAGTTAGTTACAGCAAACCCTCCCGTGCCATGTATGATGAAGGTCTTACAGATGCTCAGGAACTCATCGCATTTTGTGCACGTGTGAGTAACCCAAGCAACCAATTTAATATGGAAACAGCTGATAAGCTGATTCGATATCTAATCAAACACAAACACTGGTCACCACTAGAAATGGTTAGCGCATGTCTTGAGATTGAAACTACTCGTGACATTGCTCGCCAGATTCTACGCCACCGTTCTTTTTCTTTCCAAGAATTCAGCCAACGATATGCAGATCCAACTGCCGAGTTGGCAAATTCTTTTGTGATTCGCGAAGCAAGGTTTCAAGATACTAAAAACCGTCAGAACTCCGTTGAGTTCGATATGAGTGACGAAAAGCAGAGACTTCTAGCGATTGAGTGGGAACGTGCACAAAAGCGTGTTCTCTATGCGGTTGAAAAAGAATATAAGTGGGCAATTGAAAATGGTATTGCTAAAGAGCAAGCACGTGCAGTTCTTCCAGAAGGGCTGACTGCTTCTCGCTTGTACATGAATGGTACGCTACGTTCTTGGATTCACTTCATTGAACTGCGTTCTGGTCATGGTACACAAAAAGAACACATGGAAGTTGCTCGTGAGTGCGCAGCAGTTATTGCTGAAGCATTCCCTATGGCTTCTGAATTTGTAAATAATTAAAAGTATAAAAAGGATTTCGTATGCAAGAGATTGTGCATGGCATAAGGGTTGACTATTCCCGTGACGAATTGTTCGATGAACTCGGCAAAATTCGTCTTAAAGAAAGTTATATGAAAGATGATGAGACCTCACCACAGGAGCGTTTTGCTTATGTTTCGTCTAAGTTTGGTAGCAATCCTGCTCATGCTCAACGCTTGTACGAATACTCAAGCAAACACTGGTTGTCTTATTCTACCCCTATCCTCAGCTTTGGACGGAGTAAACGTGGTCTGCCAATTTCGTGCTTTTTGAATTATATTGAAGACACAGCGGAGGGTCTAGTTGATAATCTTAGTGAAACTAATTGGCTTAGTATGCTTGGCGGTGGTGTTGGTATCGGTTTTGGTATCCGTTCGGCGGACGATAAATCTACTGGTGTTATGCCTCACCTCAAAATGTACGATGCGTCGAGTTTGGCGTATCGTCAGGGACGTACTCGTCGTGGCTCTTATGCTGCTTACCTCGACATTAGTCATCCAGACATTATTAATTTCTTAGAGATGCGTAAGCCGACAGGCGACCAGAACATGCGCACTCTTAACCTACACCACGGTATCAATATTCCCGATTCATTCATGGAAATCATTGAGCGTTGTATGGTTGATGCTGAAGCTGATGACTCTTGGGATCTGGTTGACCCAGCATCAAACGAAATTCGTGAGACTGTATCTGCTAAAGAACTTTGGATGCGTATCCTTGAGATGCGTATGCAAACTGGCGAGCCTTACATTCACTTCATTGATGAGTCTAACCGTAAGCTGCCAACTTGGTTGAAAGAAAAGGGTTTGAAGATTCACCAGTCTAACCTTTGCTCTGAAATCATTCTACCAACCAATGAAAAGCGTACTGCTGTTTGCTGCTTGTCTTCTCTGAACCTAGAGTATTATGACGAGTGGGCTAACGATCCGTTGTTCCTACGTGATGTTGCAGAAATGCTAGATAACGTGCTTCAATACTTTATTGATAATGCTCCAGATACAATCGCACGTGCTAAGTATTCTGCTATGAACGAGCGTTCAATTGGTATCGGCGCATTGGGTTTCCACGCACTACTTCAAAAGAAGGGCATGCCATGGGAATCATCAATGGCTGTTGGTTTGAATAAGGCAATCTTTGCTAACGTAAGAGGGAAACTAGATGTTGCGAACAAAGAGTTGGGATCTGAGCGTGGTGAAGCGCCAGATGCAGTGGGTACTGGGAATCGCTTTAGTCATCTTATGGCTATTGCTCCCAATGCTTCTTCTTCCATTCTCATGGGGAATACTTCTCCTTCTATTGAACCTTATCGTGCCAACGCTTATCGCCAAGACACTCTATCGGGTTCTCACCTGAACAAAAACAGATTCCTAGATAAGATCATCCAAGCTGAAGCTGCTAAACACCCAGCTGGTTGGGCTGATGATGTTTGGCGTAGCATTATTGCTAACGATGGTTCTGTTCAACATCTTGACTGGATGAACGAATGGGATCGTGACGTGTTCAAGACTTCTATGGAGATTGACCAGCGTTGGGTTGTTCAACATGCTGCTGACCGTCAAGAGTATATTGATCAAGCGCAATCGTTGAACGTGTTCTTCCGTCCAGATAGCCACATCAAGTATATCCATGCTGTGCACTTTATGGCTTGGAAGTTGAAGTTGAAAACTATGTATTACTGTCGTTCTGATAAGATCGCAAAGGCTGATAAAGTAGCTAAGAAGATCGAGCGTGAAGTTATCAAAGAGATTGACCTTCATGCTATGACTGGTGAAGAGTCTGTCTGTCTAGCCTGCGAGGGATAAAATGGATGCCTACGACATCTCTGATAAAATCAAAAAGTATTGGTGTGCACTCTACCCAAAGGCGAGTGGTGAAATGCCCAAACCGAAGCATGTTGTTAAAGTGGTTGTAAATACTCCTGAAGGTTATCGTGAAGTGGTAGGCGTTTATATAAACGAAGACAAGATCGAATTAGTATTAGACAAGGAATAAAATGATTAAGAAAACAAGTAGACTCACTGATGAGCGAACATATTTCAAACCGTTCAACTACCCATGGGCATATGAAGCGTGGTTGAAACATGAACAAGCCCACTGGCTACACACTGAAGTGCCGATGGCTGAAGACGTTAAGCAATGGAAGAAATCTCTAACTAAAGAAGAGAAGTTGTTCCTAACAAACATCTTCCGTTTCTTCACACAAGGCGACATTGACGTTGCTGGCGGTTATGTAAAGAACTATCTTCCATACTTTCCACAACCAGAAGTTCGTATGATGTTGATGGGTTTTGCTGCACGTGAAGCACTACACATCGCTGCTTATTCTCACCTGATTGAAACTCTTGGATTGCCTGAGACAACATACAATCAGTTCTTAGAATATGCAGCTATGAAAGACAAGCACGACTACGTTCTTGAGATCGCTGCACAGAACACTACCAAAGAAAACACTGCTGCCCATATCGCTACCTTCTCTGCTTTTACTGAAGGTATGCAGTTGTTTAGTTCTTTCATTATGCTACTGAACTTCCCACGTCATGGATTGATGAAGGGTATGGGACAGATTGTTACATGGTCTATCGTTGATGAGACTATGCACGCTGAGAACATGATGCGTTTGTTCAAAGAGTTCATCAAAGAAAACCCAGAGATCTGGAACGACGAACTCAAAGGTCGCATCTATACTATCGCCGAAAAGATGGTTGAACTTGAAGACAAGTTTATTGACCTAGCATTTGCTGATGGTGAAATGCGTGACCTTAAGAAAGAAGACGTTAAGCAGTACATCCGTTACATTGCTGACCGTCGTCTAATTGGTTTGGGTATGAAGGGTATCTTCAAGGTCAAGAAGAATCCGCTACCGTGGGTTGAAGAAATGATTAACGCACCTGTCCATGGTAACTTCTTCGAGAACCGAGTTACTGACTATGCTAAAGGTGCACTGTCTGGTTCTTGGGATGACGTTTGGGGGAAAGCTGCGTAATGGCTACTAAAATGTTCGAGTGCGAAGAATGTGGCGCTCGTGGTAAAATCATTCTAAAGTCAGAAGAAAGACTGGAAGATATCGTATATTGCCCAGTCTGTTCAGCAGACATTTATGAAGAAGAGGATTACGACGAAGAGGAATAAATAGTCCACTATGTGGACTTTTGAAAACCAAATCGTTGAGACCCTACCTGATGACTGCATTGGCTTTGTATACTTAATCGTCAACAAAGCCAGTGGTCGCAAGTACATCGGTAAGAAATTAGCAAAGTTCTCAAAGACAACAACAAAGACTGTCACACTGAAGAACGGCACTAAAAAGAAAAAGAAAGTCAGAAGTAAGATTGATTCTGACTGGTTAGAATATTATGGCTCTAGCAATGAGCTAAACAAAGACATAGAACTCTTGGGTAAGGAAAACTTTACCCGAGAGATTCTGTATTTCTGTAAGTCCAAAGCAGAGTGCTCATACATTGAGGCACGTGAACAATTCATAAGGAAGGTATTAGAGTCAGACGATTACTACAACAATAACATCATGTGTAGAATCCATGGCTCTCATATCAAAGGCAAACTATGACGTATCTATTATTCGCAACAGCTTTAGGTTTATCCGCAGTTGCTGCTTACTACTCGATTATGGGGTTGGTTGCGATCTTCGCAGCAGCAGCTGTACCCATTTTCATTATGGGTTCGTTACTAGAAATTTCAAAGTTGGTAGTGGCTTCTTGGCTCTATCGCTCTTGGAAACAAATCCCGAAACTAATGATGGGTTACTTCTCCATTGCGCTAGTCGTACTGATGATGTTAACATCCATGGGTATTTTCGGGTATCTGTCCAAAGCACATTTGGATCAAGCAGTACCAACTGGTGAGGTCGCAGCAAAGCTAGATCTCATTGACGAAAAGATAAAACAAGAAAAGGAGAACTTGAATGCAAGTCGTTCAGAACTTAATCAATTGGATCAGCAAGTTAATCAAACCCTCAGTCGAACAACCGACGCAGGTGGAGCAGAAAGAAGTATTGCCATCCGCAGAGGACAACAAAAAGACCGAGCCAGAATCCTTAACGAAATTGGAACAACCCAAGCCAAGATCGCAAAACTTCAAGAAGAACGTGCGCCAATCGCCACCGAAGTCAGAAAAGTCGAAGCAGAAGTTGGACCAATCAAGTACATCGCAGCGCTCATCTACGAAGAAAGCGCCAGCGAAGACGTCCTCGAAAAAGCAGTAAGAATCGTCATTATGATGATTGTGCTAGTGTTTGACCCACTAGCCGTTCTCTTACTGATTGCTGCTAACTGGCAGATGAAGAAGGACAAGGAAGAAGTTACACCAGCACCAGTAGCTTCTTTCCCGCATGCAGTAAATGATCAAATTACTGACTCTGTTACACAAAGCACCGATCCAGTGCCTGAGCCAGTAGTTGTATCAGAACCAAAACCACTACCACAAGAAGCGAAGTCTATTATCAATAAGTTCTTCCATAAAGATAGTGTTAAGGTTAAAGACTCTGTTAAGATCGAACCTCAAGTAACAACGATCGAAAAAGAAGTCGAAATGCTGCAACCACAAGAAAAACCAGTTGAGTATGATTCTTTGGGCAGAAGGATCACTCCGTAAGTATGGAATGCCTAAATATATGCATAAGTATGAATGTAAAGTATGCGGGAGATTGAACGAGATACTAAATGACTGTGTAGAGTGTAATATACTACCGTCTCTCTCCCTAGTCGAAGATATTATGTCCTTATTAACAATTACTCTAAACAGGGCATTAGATGAACAGAAAGATCGCAGCAGCGGTGCTTTTTGTTATGACTACATCAACAGCGATCGCAGAGCCGATCGTAACTGATTCGACCAGTAGAAGTTATTCTGATACAAACTCAAGTAACACTACCACCATAAAATCGCCACCTCCAACTGCAGTGGCGCCAGCAATTACTACTATTAACAACGACGTTTGCGCCACAGCAGCATCTGGTGCAGTACAAACGCAGATTCTTGGTATCTCTTTAGGTACTACAGTTCGTGATATGAACTGCGAAAGAATCAAACTCTCTAAGAACCTTTATGATATGGGTATGAAAGTAGCAGCTGTAGCTACTCTCTGCCAAGACGATCGTGTTTTCCAAGCAATGCTAGACGCAGGTACACCTTGCCCAACTCAGGGTAAGATCGGTGAGCAAGCGAAAGAACTATGGAAAGCTAAGGGTCGTATCAAGGATGACGACGTAGTCGTTCAGACTAAAGAAAAGGCTAAAGAAGAGCCACTGAGAGACTCTGGCGAGAAAAAATGAAGAAGTTTCTAGTAGCGTTGTTTCTACTAGGCACTTCTTTATTCGCTAACGCTGATATAGTAACAGTGCCAATCCCTGGTGCTCCTGGACTTTCCGTCACAGTGGGCACTGGGGTTAATGCACTTCCATTAGCTGACATTAGAACCAACCCAGCAGCGACAAACGTCACTATGGGAGACGACGAAGTCAGAAACATTCCACTTGGGTTTAACTTCCCTTTCTGGGGTAGAACATTCAACAACTCTTGGATGTCTTCTAATGGTTTCGTAGCATTTCAACCTGACCTTGGAAATGGATGCTGCTCTGGTGTTGATCTAAGAAACACAACTAACTCAGCTTACAACTATACAATCTTTGGAGTGCACTCTGACTTATATGCACATCCTGGAGTTGGCAGCAACTGGTATCTAAGAGAAACCAACACAATGACTTATGGTTGGTATAACGTAAGTCAATGTTGCGATGCTAACGGTGGCAACAGCTTTGAGATTAAAATCAACTCAGCTGGTGCTGTTGATACCCGCATTGCAGGCGCACTAGTAAACTGGAATACTGTTACCTCAGGTATGAGTGGTGACCTGTCTAAAGGCGAGTACTACCAAGCATATCATGGTCAAGGTATTAACATTCCAATGGGTTCTGGCGGTCTCAGCTGGAATACTTTAGGTGGATTCACTGGTAGTGATCCTTGCCTAACAAACCCACTATCATCCCCTACTTGTTCAGGTTATGCTGCAGCTTATCTAACCCAGCAGTGTACCATTAGCGCATTGTATGATCCATCATGTCCAGGATATGCAACGGCTAACTTTACTCTACAGTGCTCACTGAACCCGCTGTACAACGAACAGTGCACTGGCTACGCTGACGCATACCTTGCTCAGCAGTGCTCAAACAACCCACTATATTCTAACAGATGCTCTGGTTACCAAGAGGCATACTTCAACCAGCAGTGTACAGATAACCCACTGTATGATACTAGATGCGCAGGATATGCTGCAGCTTATCTACAGTACCAGTGTTCCGTAAACCCACTTTACTCAACTACTTGTGCAGGATATGAACAAGCATACTTCAATCAGCAATGCACAGCGAATCCACTATACAACTCTCGTTGTACAGGATATGCTGAAGCGTATAGAACACAACAATGCTCTATTAATCCACTTTACTCAACAACTTGTGATGGTTATGCTGGGGCTTACCACGCACAACAATGTTCGCTAAACCCTCTATATTCTAACACATGTACTGGTTACGCTGCAGCGTATAAAACGCAACAGTGTTCTTTGAATGCTCTATACGCTACAGACTGTCCAGGATATGCAACTGCTTACTTCAATCAGCAGTGCACCTTGAATGGGTTGTATGACCAGAAGTGTCCCAA